CATACTGTTTTCTCTGTATGCTTCGCTATGTGCTTCGTGTAATGCTCGTAAAATAATTTGCATCTTATTAGGTCCTATTGTAACTGGTTTCTTTTCTTCTTGGTCTGCTTCTAGTTCTAATAAGTATGCTGTAAGATAAACAACAGTATCAAGTACTTCATCTATAGATTCTTGTAGGTTGGTTAAACCACGTTCTCTTCGTATAGGTACTTCTCTGTTATATTCTTCTTGTCCTTTGTCTAATCTTTTCTTTATTAAGTGAATTATTTTATCATTTACTGACATTAGTATCTTCCTCCTTTAGCCAATTTCTTCATTACGTAAAGACTTAGTTCTTCTGGTAAGTCTCCTATTAATTGTATTAACAACGTAAAATCTTTCTCATCTAGAGGTCCTTTACGTGTGTTACACGTTTTACAGATAAGCTGTAAGTTTTTTTGGTTTGATGGTCCACCCTTTGTTAAGGGAATTATATGGTCACAAGCAATAGTTCTGAAAGTTAATTGTTTATCACAATACCTACAGCCTTTGCCGTAACTAGTATAGAACATAACACGTATATCGGCGGCATCTATGTCGAACTTTACTTCGTATTGTTCACTACGCCGTTTGAGAGAACTCTTAAGAGAACTCATCTTAGAGGCTAGTTTTTTATATGCTTTTTGCCAATATGTTTTATGTATAGGTTCTAATACTTTTTTAAACTCTTCTTTATTTGGTGGTCCCAACGTCAAGTCTCTTTGTTGTGCCATAATACCTCTTATACTTCATCTGACTTGCTTGTCTTTCTTGTAATTCGACCATTCTTCTATAACCAGCACTGCCGACTAACAATGTGCCTTTAGATATAAGGTCTTGATAAAACTTAATTAACCCGTTACGAGTCATTCTTTTGTCAGGATTGCACATTAACTTCATCTTTTCTTCCTTAACAATCTATTAAGTTTTCTTTCTATTCTAGAAAGCCTGTACACTATGCTAATAAAGAATATTAACATAAAGAATACGTAGGCTTCCCACGCTAACAAAAACGGAACTGTGTTTTCCATCATAGCGTCCCAATAGTGTGTTATCATTTCTACCCCCGTAGATTAAAAAGGAGAGCCTCGATGCGGTGAGACTCTCCTTAGAGTTATTACGCTTGTACTAAAGTGTACTCAGCGTATTTATTTCCTGTATGGGACTTAACACGTTCTGTAGTTATGTTATGCCCATCTGTTCGCAATGAATTTATAACAGCCGCTAATCTAAAGCAACCACATCTATTCAATGCCATCATAGGTGTAACTTTTACTCCCTGTTCAAGTAGTTCAAGTATTACTGTTTTTTGACTTCTTGCATTACGTGGCATAAGTTATCCTCCGATTTAATTAAGGTTAAGATACTTCCAAACTTCCAAAACCCTAACTGTAGTTCTACTGAGTCATTTGTAAACGTCAGTGCTACTTGCATTAGGTTTATTAAAGTTATGCAAATACCGTTTTGTGTAAAGAATACATCTAGTATAGGAGTCACGAACGTCTCACCCGTTTAACCTTCTCTATGAAGAATCCGGGTACATCAACGCCTTGCGTTAAATCCTTTCTAGCTTTCTTTTTGTCGATAGCTTCTGTCATCTTAACAACTTTGTAATCATCTGGAACTCTATCTTCATCTATAACAGCAACAGGACCAAAGGTCTCGTATAATTTATATCTTGAAGTATCAGTTTCATAGATTCCATTGTCATCTCCAAGTTCTTCTACTACCATAGGTATCAGCGTTTTGTTAAAGTAATCCTTTAGACTATTAGTAGCTCTTCTACGAGTTTTAAGTCTATGTATTTCTTTATTAAGTGCTTCTACTTCTGCGTCTATTAAGTGCATTTTTCTGTCAATGTCTACCATAAAGTAATCTATTCCATCCATCTTTCTACCGATGTCTTTCTTAGTTACTTCTAATGCACTTGTTAACACAACAGCTTCGTTTTCATCAGCGTGTTCTAATTGACACTCTAAATCAATGAAGTCACCAACAAGTTCTCTAGTGGTTTTCTTTGCCATACTTTTCCTCTATAGCTTTTTCGATTATGTATTCTAGTTGTTTACGCATACTACGTTTGTTTTGTTGAGCTAGTTTTTGCAGTTTTAACTTAGTTTCTTGCGATACTTCTGTCTTAACTACAGCTCTAGGTCCGAATGGTAATGCCATTATATTCTCCTTTTAAGTCTAAATGATGGAGTCCACATTAGTTCTACATCAAACAAATCACCGTCACTGTTTTTAAATAGCGAAACAGTTTTGTCTGTAGAATCTTGTTTGCCATTTATACCAATCACTTTACGACTTGCATTTTCTATAGCACCACTACCTTTACCTGCATATATGTCAAGTATTTGATTACGTGAATACTCACGAGCAACTTGACTTATTTGTATGATAATAATGTCCAGATTAACAGCTAGATTAGATAAGAAATGAGATATGTATCTTACTTGCTCATATTCTCCATTAATACCTCTAGGTGTTTCTACTAAATCTATATAGTCTACTACAACCAAGTTAGGTTGCAGGTCACGTATAGTCTTTTGTATCATATCTGGAGTAGGTGCTACTGTTTGCATATTAACGTGTTCTAAATACTTGTTATAAGTATCTCCAACATATTTATAATTTGCAGTAACATCGTCTTTACTCATTCCAGCAACTATCTGTTGATTACGTCTGTGCATATACCAACCACTTAATTCTAAAGATAAGAACAAAGTCGGTATCTGCCATTCTCTATTGATTTCGTCATTAGCAAAATCATAACCTAAAGCTATGTTTTGTGCTAGTGCTGTTTTATTAGCACCTGTAGGTCCGAATATCGTAACCAACTCACCGGGATAAACATTACAATCTTTATCGTGTAAGCCAAACATTTGAGCAAGTGGTAACATTTTACCAGTAAAATCTGACTCTAGTCTGCTATTTAATTCTGATTGTAAATCTCCAGATGTTTTGATATCAACGAGATAGTCTTTGTTTTTGTAGTATACACATTTTGGATTGCACAAACTTGCTAACAATTCATCATTACAACCATACTTGTATCCATAGTTATATGTACTCTCGACCTTATCTATAACTATTTGTGGATTAAGTTGATTGTTATTCCAATGTAACAAACTTGCTTTTGTAGCATCACTTGGTATACCATTACGTCTAAAATGCGAAGCCATACGTAGTAAAGAATGATTACGTGTACCTTGTTGAGGTCCTTTATTATATAAAGATTGTACGCAATTCACTACATTACTTGGTTCGTTTACCTTTTGCATTGACCTAACTACTGGAACTTCGTTTACTATGCTAGTTTCTAAATGACCTTCACCCCAGAGTTCACTTACTCCGTGGTCTAATCTTCTATCATTAGCTAGTTTAACAATGTTCGTATGGTTAGTATATAATTCGTCTAAGGTTAAAGGTATTTTATATAAACCTGACTTTACATTTAGACTGTGTGCTACTCTTATTAGTGCTGTCCTAGTGTAGACTGCTGGGTCTGTTTTAATATCATTTAAGATGCTTAGCATAGTAGCTTTAACTTGGTAAGGTAAATTCTCACTTGGTTTAAAGCCAAAACACTCTGCACTAATATCAATGTGGTAACCAGTGCCGCTAAAGTAAATAGCGTAGTTACCTTCCTTAATATTAAGCTCCTTAAATAAATAGTCAATTATAAACTGCGTTTGTTGCAATGTATAATCGTCTGTATTTTGTGCTCTATCTATGTCAATAGGTACACTATCAATGTATCTTGTTCCTAGAAAGTTCTTAACTGTGCCGTTTGTTTTAATAAACTTTACAGCTTCCTCATCATACAGATAAACACTCCTGTATATAGCTTGTTCTTTGCCTTGCTCATATACAACGTCCCACATATCTTCAATAGGAACGAGAGCCCCTCGTTTAGAGGGACTCCCGATTGCCATTTCAACAAACATTAGAACGGTGGTTCGCTCGAATCTGTCATTATACCATTAGTTGGTTGAACGACTGTGTTTGTTGCTACCCCTTGTTGCACCTCTTTAATAAGGTTCTTAGACTTCATAAAATTTATGTAGCCTTCGAGGTCCTTACGACCACTAGGTGTATTCTCCACTAACTTTGGAAAAACTGTAGTATAGGTTTTGCTAGGGTCTTTACGACCTTGCTCCTTGTACAGATATGCAAGAAAGTTATTGCGTGGGTCATTAAGGGATGAGGTAATGAAGTTAGACTCAAGGTGATTGACTAAGTCAATGCTTTCGCCATTTTCATCTACCATTTCGCCTTGCACATTTGGACCACCTTCAAAGCCGATGGTATCAAAGAACCAATAAAGTCTCTTTAATATTGTGCAAGTTTTGATATTACCGTTAGGTTCTCTATCAAAAGAGCCCGAAAGCCTCATTTCCTGAGGGTATTGCGAACCCTCTAGTGATAGGGATATTACAATGTAGACATCTGCCCAGTCAAACTGGTCACTTCTGTCTTCATAGCCGGTAATACCACAAGGTACGTATCCAAGAAACTTAGAACCTCCATCACTGGATGTGTCTAAATCTGCTGGTCTGAAACGTGTACTCATTTATCCTCCTTATACTTTAGGATTTCGTTAGATATAGCACTATACTCTAATGGGAGTATTTTCTGAGCAAGAGGTTTTAGTCGTGAACCGACAACTCTCTCGTCATACGCCTCAAATGAGATATAGTACTTACCATCATCTTTACTGGCTGTAGTATAACCAATAACGTCAGCTTTTGCCGCTAATGAGTATCCTAGTCCTCGTGGTAGTTCTGGTGCTAGTTGTACTTTACCATCTTGCATCTGTGACGTCTTACTATGAGCAACTAGTACTAGGTTACCACCTTTCTTTTTCATTAGGTCTTGGAATCGTTTGATGACATCTAGATTTTTACGTCTAGCTTTGCCCCAATCTGCACCCCATTGACCTTCACCCATAGCAGTAATACCTAGTTCGTGTATAACAGCAGATTCTATCCAACTGTTAACTTCGCCTATAGTATCTATTACTATGGTATCGTACGGCAGGTTATCCCATTCTTTTACAATCCAATTATATACTTCTATCATAGAGTATACTGGCATTGGTTTGCCTTTATCATCACCAGAACGATAGTTAAAACCACGTTCTTCTGCTGGGATTACCTCATTTTCAGCTACACCGTTTTTTGTAACTTGTTTGCCCTCGTGCATTACGGGGCGAATAGGAGCGTTAAGACCTGTAACTGTAACTGTGTTAGCATTGTTAACAAAGTCAGAGCCTAAGTCAGTGTCGATGATTAATACACCTTCACTGCCCTTAGGACTCCAACTAGCACAAGCTGTAGTTTTACCTGTCTTAGGCTGTCCTATGATTAAGTATGTCAGACCGGATGGCATTGCTGTCCACTCGGTTGACACTTTTCTTACTTGTATCAACTGATACCTCCTGTATTTTTGGAGTTATTAATGTCCCAAATTCGACCATATTTGGGTTCAGGCTGGTCCAAATATAGTCATAGTATGCTAAATTAGCAACAATATTATATATCTGGGCTAAACCAAGGGACACAATATGGTTAGTAGCGAATACAGTATGTTTCATACTGCAAGGTGCTGGTGGAATAGTATGCGTGGGTACCCAGTGCTTATCATAGACCTCTATGTTAGACGGAGTGCACGTTACCATCTCCACACTAGTTGCACCCATACGCATATCTATAAAGAAATGTGGGTTGTCACTCTTTGACCACTTATTAAATACCATTCGTCTCGATTCCATATCATCCGTGCATACAACCATCTTCGGTGTTACTTTATCGTTTATCGTAAAGTTGTCTTTTGGTACAAACTCCTGCCAGTTTTCGCTGTATGCAGAAAATAATCCTTGTGCAGAATCTTTTTTTGCATTACCAGTTTCATCTAGTGGGTAGCAAGTGGTACTTAGGTTATGGTCTTCTATAACATCGCTGTCATAACCGATAACTTTGTGCCAACCCATCATAGCTAATCCTTGTATTAAGAATGAGCCTATGCCACCTAGACCTATTACACTAATAGTACTAAGTGACTCTAACGGGATAAGGTCCTTATTTCTAAGGAATCTTGTTTTTATTTTAGTTGCCATTCAATAAAGTCCTTTAACATTGCGTGTGCGGCTTCTTCTGAACCAAACATAGCAACGTCTTTTATGCGTGTAGCTTCTTCGTAAAGCTTGTTACGCTGGTTAACGATTTCTGAATTTTCTTTAGCTATTTTAGTATTCATTTCGTGTTTAAACTCTGAAAATCCTATTAGCATTGGTTCTATTGGTAAACTTCCTAAAGTACTATTACCCCATCGTATGTCTTCACCGTCATTGATTGTTACATCAATAGCTTCGTGTATTTTTGACATATCTGCTGGATATAATACTTTACCGTTAGCAAGACCCATTGCGGCAATAGCTTTATTACTCATTGCTTCAACATCTTTGAGTTCACTTACTTTTTGATTAGTAATCTCATCAATGCGTTTACAAAAGTACTTCTTTTGTGGTACTGTCATCATAAACAGTTCTCCTTATGTTGTTATTAAAATGAATGGGGACTACCATTGCTGTGTTGGTAGTTGTGGAAAGGAAGGTAGCCCCCCTGAGAAAAGAACGGGCACGGCGTTGGTGTTTATTCACTGTATGACTTGGTACCGGGTTGGCTTAAACCAAAGTCAGAGCAACCGTGCCCTATAAAACTAAAGTTAATACTTATTAATATAAATATCAATAGTATTTGACTCCGTTCCCTCGTCCATCCATATAATCGTAAGGATTAATGTTCGGACATTCTTTATTTACCTTTTCTATGAACTCGTGGTATGTAACCATTCCGTCCATAAATTCCTGAGATAAGTCTTCCATTCTTTCCATTTCCTTCTCGGGTATCTCAGTTTCCTTGTCCCAAGAGGATGATGTCTTTTTTTCATCAATAGGTTCCTTCGGCGTTGGGTCTGGGGTATCATCCCAGTCTCTAGCGTAGTAAGCTCCGTATCCACCGTGAGAATAACCACGTGTATTTACCAATGATAATTGATTACCATTCATATATGTGATTTTAGACTCTTCTTTCTTGGCTTTCTTGATAGCAGTAGCTTCTGCAACCCATTCTTTAGGCACACTTACTTTAGGCATATTGACATTTACTTCGCCGTCAATTAGGTTAGAATAACCATATCTATCGGTATAAGTAAAGCAACAGGCATATGGGTCTTTCTGTGAAGCAACAACAGTACTGAAAAAGAAACCATCGCTGGTTGCTTGTTCTCTGGCTGTGTCTTTATCTGTTCCACTAAGAAATGCACCCATAGTATGATGCGAATGAATTAAACCTAAATAACAACTTTTAAGGTCTGGCATTTTCTTGTAAAGCTTTGGTAATAGTTTACCGAGCTTTTCGCCGTCAATTTCTGTCTCTGTACCGTGACCTAGATGTATTGGTTTAAAGTATGCTAGTTCGACTTTTGTTGGAAAGCCGTTTTTCTCTGCTTTTAGTATCTTGTACCACGCAGGTCCTGACCATTCAGTATCCTTAAAACGATTCAAGAGATAACTGACTTTGTTGTGAATCATTTCCGAAACCATTATCTGAAATGATGGGTTTGTATTTGTCTTTCCCATTATGTATCCTTTTAGTTATTACTAGTTGTAAGTTTGACTCGTAGTTACATAGAGCCTTGTATGCTATTCTGCTTGTGTATTCGTCTATTTGACTTGCGTTAAGTCTCATATTATCCATTGCAGATAATGCGTCAATAATACTCTCAGCGTATTTGTCGCCACCAACATCAAAACGTACTATATTCTGACCATAGCCAAATTCTGTAAGTATGTTGTTAGTTGCGTAAAACATATCAAATGCGTAGTCTCTGTCTTCTACATTCACATTAAAATAAATGACGCCCTCTTTAATGTGTTGAGGTTCTAGATACGTGTAATTTTGGTATCTAATCATTTTATGAGCATTGTGATTGAAGTGCATTATGTCTTGAATTGTAACTGGTGTATCTGTTCTGTTACGCATAGACCTTCTCTGCCTATCTACTTGACTATTTACATAATCTTCAAAGTTGTAGGTTTGAGAATACCACATATTAGACGGGTTAGTTGACCAAGGTGCTGGTATATAAAGTCTAGCTTTATCTATCATTGTCTCTTGAACTAAACCTTCAACCAGTTTAGTAGGTGCTCCCTGTAAAGCCTCATTTACTTTATTATACGCTGTTTGGTGCATACTCCTTAGAGTTTGAATACCATTAAAGAGCTTGTCTTTCATTCTGCATTCTGTATCGTGCTTTATAGTTTTGTTTGCAACAACGCCACTATAACAATGATACAACTTGCGAAAGTCAAAACCTTCTTTGTATACCAATGCAGATATAGCATTCTCGTTTCGAGATACCCATCTACAAAAGTTGTAAGCACTAAATCTACGACTCTGGTTCCTGCTGAATTTGTACCACATATGTGTATGTGATTGAAACTCTGGTAAGGGCATAAGCTTTCTAAAATGCAATGGTAACACTCTATAACTACGATATAAATCATTTATATTGAAGTATGCGTCATTTGAAGTCCACGTATTTAGAAAACTCTGTGCAACAGGTATCAATGATGATATGTTACCACTTGATATACAAGATGACCAAGCATTAGCCCAGCCACCTAAACAAGGTTCACCATATTCATTGATGTGAGGATGACCAGAATAGATATTGTACGTATGCCAACGCTCTGCTTCTTTGTAACTTGTACCTAAATGAGCACGGGCAATATTCATAATCCAAGGTTCCCACTCGTAGTCTTCTGCTAATCTTACATTAGTAGGTCTACTAGTATTAAACACTAGACTATGTTCGTGTAAAGTATAATTTACTGTACCTCTAAACTTAGGTTTACCTACTTTAACACGAAATTCATAGTAATCTTCGTGATAATCTTCCTCAGAGTCAAAATATCTTAATCTACGGACACTATGTACATCTAACTTTTCAAGATAATATGTAGCTAAGTCAAGTGATTCATCTTTAGACATCGTATTATTTTGATATCTCGCATTTGATTCTAACCAATGTGCTATTGCGAGTACTTTAGCACGGGCTGATTTGAAAATAGTTTCCATATTTCTCCTTGTTAACATTGAAATCATCGTAAGTGTGACGGTCCGGCTTTATATTGGACGGAGTCCTTACACATAGTCGGTTTTATTACTATTGGCTTCACGCCACACTAAACGAATCACGGGTTAATGACTAACAGCCAGATGTTACCTTATCAGTAACAAAAGCAACAAAGTCGTCATCTCTTAATGACGCATTTGGCTCTGCTTTCTTAGCATTAACATTGATAGTGGTGTTGTCTAAAGAGATACCAAGACTCTCAGCCAATCCTGCTGGATTGTCTGCGTCCATCGTCTTTACAACTCCACCGAAGGTTTGTACTAGTACCTTTGCCATATGACATTTCCTCCAATGTTCGGGGTTATGAAGATTTCTTACGAGGGCGTCCCCGGCGTGGCTTACTCGATTCCTGAGTACCACTAACGCCTTCCAAAGAAAGTTCTAGTTCATTTAACTTGTAAGTAATACCATTGATACGCTTTTGATGATTCCGTACTTGAAACCATAAAGCATTAGTTGCCTTTTTCCAAGGCATAAGTATGTACTTAATCGTTCTTATTATTCTACGCATTCACGTGTCTCCTAAATAGGGTTAACGAATTTAATGTTCATCTTCTTCTTGCCGATGACACATTTCTTCAGAGTATTTACAGGAATAAAGTGAGCTATTGCACTCTTTACTCTGTAAGGGTTTTCGATGTTTAGCAGGTAATACGCTAACTGACGCATCGGTGTCTTTCTCTTATCTTTAGTGAAAGGTTTATTACCTACGTATTTACAATAAATACCCATTACCATTTGATAGGTGTTGGCTGATTTATTCTCATCTAATATCCTGTAAAACATACCTCTTGCATATGTCTTACCTAGAGCTTTCTCTAACCACTTAATACGAGTTAAATGTGATTGGGGTACTGATGCACCCTTGAGATATCTCCATAGATATTGGTGTCCATTTATAAGCATAGTATCTTGATTAGCGGCAATAAACATATTGTCGTATACTTCGTGTGAATCGCTGTTATGCTGTATAACTGGTACTTTAACTGCTGATTGCTTTTTCTTTGATTCCTGTGCAATCTTCTTTAAAGCAGTAAAACGTCTGTGTCCATCAACAATCGTCATATCATTTGCTACTACGATGGGTACTAACAAACCATTAGCTTTAATATTGTTAGCCAATATACTGGTTTTCTTCTCACGCATAGGTGGGTTGAAAGGTGATGGGACAAGCTCGTTTAATGTTACTTGTTTATACTTCATTCTGCCTCCTTAG